ATATTGCTTCCTCTATGGTTGTGGTAATCTTTGTTCTCACACTATCACCCCTTCCTACGGTTAAAGCCTTGAAAGCCTTTATTCCGTAATAACATTAATCACTCTGAACCGCTGATACATCAAGTTATTTCTGCTCTTGTATGCAGTATTTCTAAGGGTTTCAGAGGTTGGAGCACCACTCCTGCCTAAAGAGTTATTCCAGCAAGAGCAGCACTTCCAAGTGTTAATTTTTCAAGCACTTTCGCCCTCTGTTTCACTGAGCCCAAAATTGGGTTCAGTGGCTTTTACTCAAATTTGAGTAAAACTACCTTGCTTCAAGTGCCACTGCCCATGAGAGCGTAGTGCCATTCTTTGGCTTTACAGGCTTATCCCATGTACCCTGACCATCTACACGCACTATAACCCTATAGTCGGTCATATCCTCCATCCAGCCAGGTACAATAGAACGGTCAAGAGCAATCTCTTTTCTCATGCCTATGGCATACTGGCTGAGGTCTGCAAGGATTAAATCACCTTTAGAGCCTAATGTCGGGCATTTCTCGGTGAAGATGATTTCCTTCCCAAGGAGGGTAAAGCGGTTTGATTCTTCCTTAAATACTGGAATTTGAGCACCACCAGTGCCTATATTAATGGTCATAGTGAGCAATTGCGGTATCACTGATGGATTGGCGAGCCATACTGCATTTTTAAAGCAGGAAGGAGCCAGTCTTGAAAACATGCTGACCACGTTATTGTAGTGAACAGATCCGGCTGGTTGGTTCTGCTCTTTTGATACTGTAATGAGAGCAGGGTCATTTAATATGCCGAGTGGCTGTCCTTCGCCTGTACCATTGATAAAGGAATAGTCCATATACCAGCCCACACCTTTAATTAATGCTCCTGCAAGCATTTCCTCAAACGACATGCCATCTGCTATGAGTTCATTGGATGCTTGGCTGAAACATGCCAGCTTCTTTGCTCTTAGCTGAATCAACCTTAATTGAGCAGTCTTGCGTGTGCCTGTCTGTCCTTCCTCCAGCCATTCGCCGGAGATACCACCGAAAAGGTTATTGGTTCTATCTGCTCCATCAAAAGCTGGTACTTTCTTTGTTTCACTTCCCATACCCCATACAGTGGCTCTTGGTCTTATGATTTCTGATTCCAAGGATTTGTCCATCAGAAAGGCTCCGTATTCCTCCGGCACTGAATAACCGCCGAATTCAGGAATACCCTCTACCATACTTGAGTTTAATAACCTTTGGTCTGCCCTGCCCAAGTGCAGGGTTTTTAAAAATTCATCCATGCTGTTAAAGCTATTGGTACTAAGTTTTGTAGTTTCATTACCATAGAACATGCCTCTGAAGGATTTTGATGTTGTCCTTGCTGCAGGAGCCTTTACTACATCCACACAGGTCATAGGATTATATGGTCTGTTCACAATTGGCTGATTTACCGGCAAACTTAATACTTCCTCATCAATGGTGTCATTGATACGCTTTATTTCCTCTGTGTACTGGTCAAATTGCCTTTTCTGTTCCTTTGTCACACTTCCACCTTCCTTTTCTGCTTGGTCTAAAATTGCCTCCGCTTTTTTAATCAATTCCTTTCTTGTTTCCACTAATTCCGCCATGTTTCTCATGATAAAATCTCCTCCCTTTTTTATAAGCACCGGCACTATAAAAATTGTTTATGGTGCTCTGCTTGATTTTTAATTAAAATTAATCATATTTTTAAAATCCGCTGTGTTTCTTGGTATTGCTGGATTTAATGGCTTTTTCTGAAATTTCATGTTAGTTTTTCATATTTCAAAGCCTGTTGCAACATTCTCTGCAAGCCTTACGCATCAAGACTTACAAGGTATTTTGATTTCTGCCTATATACCCTTTTTGATTTCGCGATTTTTTACGCGTGGCTGTGCGCCCGCTGTCCTGTCTGTTTCTGGTAGAGATTTGACCACCCCTACCCCTTAAGTCCGCTGTTCTCAATGCTTTCACACAATCCATCGCCTTTAACTTATAATTAATATCTTCTTTTATGGTGTAGGGTTGAGGGTTATTGATAGTTTTATAGAAAGTCCTATATGAAAATAAATATATAAAAGTTACTGAAAAAGCCTCCATAACCCTCAACCCTCCACCTGTCATTTCAAAAACTCCATTTCTTCAAAGTCTCTTTTTGCACCATTAAGTGCCACTGTGAGTTCAATTCCGACATAGACCAATCCACTCTTGGTGCTCTTTTTACTCAAGTACCTGCCCATCTCCCTACCAAACTTGGTATTGCTCAAGGTACGCTCTCCATTCTCGTCACACCATTCTGAATAGGCTTTGTAAAGTGTAGATGCTCCCACACAGCAATTGTTATTTGGCTTGGTGCATTCATCCAAGAATTTCTGCATGATATCCATTTCAGAGCGGTAGTCCGTTGTAGCTAATTTCATTGTTTCCGGCATCTCCAAGCCTTCCTTCTGCCATAGCTTCAATCCCTCCAGTGCCCAGTTCAATATTCCGTCAATCTCCTTATTACGAAGGAAGTCCTTCAAATGAGGGTCACGCTTCTCCGGGGGAAAATATACTGTGAAGGGTAGCAGCTTAACCCTGCTCCAGATACCATCGTCATTGCCGGATATCTGCGGTTTGTAGTTTGTATTAATCCAAAGTTTAAACTCCGGGCGGTATTCAAATTCCCTTCCATAAAGGAATCTGGCTGTTACCATGTCACCGCCTGTAAGCTGTTTTATAAGACTTTCATTGAGCCTTGAGTTTTTCTGCGGTTCTGCTGCATTTACAACCCTTGAGCCCTTTAGCCTTGCAATATCAGGATTAGCACCACTGCCGGATACATTTTTGAGCATCAGGCTATCCACCTGTGCAGTTCTGGCATAGGAGCCTAAAAGATGTATTAATGTTTCTGCAAAGGTTCCCTTATCATTGCGCCCAGTGCCATAGAGGATGAACAGGCATTCTTCACCTGTAATACCTGTAAGGGAATAGCCGACAGCCTTTTGCATGTATTTCATAAGGTCTGCATTGCCATCAGTTACTTTATCAAGGTAATCAAGCCACCTTGGGCATTTAGCACTTGGATTGTAACTGGCATTGCTGATTTGTGTTATCATATAGTCGGGATTGTGTGGATAAAGCTTGTCTGATTTCAAATCAAGGACTCCATTTTGAAGGTTCAACAGCCACACATCCTTGTCAAAGTCTGCCGGAATAACAGGTATACCCTCCAAGTGCTTTGCTCCCTCAATCATGGCTTTTCTGCCGGCAATGGAGCGGCTCTTGGCTGCATGTTTCAGTAATTTATCACGCTTGTCTTGGTCTGTAAGCTTTATAGCTTCCGCATACATAGCCTCCACTGTTTTATCAGCAAGACGGTTGATTGCTCCTGTTTCATCCTCCTGCCACACCTTACCGTCCCAGCAGTACCAGTTGTTTTTGATATAGCTGAAACGGATGCTGTTACCACACATAGCAACAAGCCTTCTGGCATTTCCCATATCATCAAGGCTGAATTCCTGCTGCTTGCAATACTGCTCATCATCCCCGGCAGCAGTGGAGGTCAAGCCTTGCATTGCTTTCATAGCGGTTCTTTTCAGATAATCTGACCGGTCTAGCTTGCTTGTGTGCTTGTCATCCTTTTGTGCTGCATAGGGTGAATTTATAAAAGCTTCTATGGCTGCATCTGTATTGCCGGAGCACCAATACAGCAGCTTACCCATCAGTGCAAGGTCGGCTTCACTCTCGCTGGTACATTTCTCACTTTTGTATTCACCGTTCCAAAGAGCCTTGAACACAGCATCATTAGCAAGTCCTATGGAAAGGTAGTCCTTGTTTGGCTCAGTAGCAGGATTATTATTTACAATGTTTACTGCAGAATTTGCCGATTTGGAATCGGAAAAATATTTATTAAATATCTGCATCACTTGCTCTGTACACTCGTTTATAGGCTTCAGAGCACCATAGACCTTGCCTGTCATGGTGAAATACCTCTTTGCTTTATACATCTAAATGAAGCCTTTCTTCCTGCCATCTACCGAGATATCACCCTTGACAAAAACATGCAGCCCTTTTCCACTGGGGGAATACTCTGTGTAGCTGTCCAGCATTGCCACGATTTCAGCAGCTTCGGCAGATAAATTGCCATCTTCTGCAATTACCTTATCAAGGTCAATTCCGACAATGCCGTTATTATTGAATTCAAAGCCGATACCATCATAATTATCAGGCGCATTCACAGCATCATCAAAGCTTGCCCACGTATCTTGATGTCCTGCCTTTGCTGGTGCTCCTGTAATCGGATTAAAGGGTATTTTATTTCTATGGCATACCCACTGTGGTAATTGTTTCAATTCCTCTGGAATGTTTTCATATCGGTTCATTTCTTTTCTCACCTCACTTCACTTGCCGGGTAAAATTATAAAGAGCCCGACAAATAGTTTTTTAAGACTATCTGCCAGGCTCTATAGGTGAGTCATTCGCTCCCTTTGTGGCTCTGTGCCAGATTTATTCACTTTTATCCCGCCTTTGCTGATATCTTTACTTCAAAGACATAATCACATCTTGGGCATTTTATTTCTACATCTGCATAATCTGCATCGAATAGCCTCCGTTTGCAGTGTGGGCATCTCACAGTATACATTTTACTTCTTTTTGTCATTACCTTTGCCTCCTTTGAATTTCTCCAAAGCTTCTGCGTCTGTCATTTCACTTTCCCAGTATGCAAAGGAATCATCATCCTGTTCTCTTTGTACACTGCTATACTTGTGCCTGTACTTTTCGTAAAATACCTTGTCATCTTCATTCTTAAGCGGAATACCTGCGGAAATCTCATTTTGTAACATTGCCACACGCTCCTTTGCTTCAGTGTCAAAAGCCATTTGATACGCCATTTCATGTAGTTCTTTTGGCGGTATTGTACCAGTCTCTGTAGTTGAAAACTCAATAAGTACTTCGGGATTACTTCCCCACACTGCTGCTCTGGCTGCATCCTGCGCCCAACGTTTAATTGTCATGTTCTGCAATGCTGTCCACATAGGCACTTTCATTTTCTCGCTGTATGCTTCCAGCTTTTTGTAGAATACCTTGTCAAAGCTAATCATCATGCCTATAGCCTTGAGTATCATTTCATTTCTTGACATTCCAAGCGCTTTTGCAGCTTCATCCATTGATTCAACTGCCGGGCTGTCTTTTGTTAATCTAATGTTGATTAAATCTGGCATTTATAAAGCCTCCTTTGTTAGTTTATAGTTTTAGTATATCATAATGTTTTATTATTGTAAATACATTAATTAATATATTGTATATATTTTATTTTGGAGTTAAAAAAAGACAGCTACCTATTTATAGATAACCGTCTGTTTCTAAGAAATATTAGTATTACACAACCTTAACTTCCAGAAAATCACATCCAGTAATTCCGTTCTTTTTCATAGCTTTCTTAAGCTTTTCTGATATAAATATTGAGAAATAATCGTCTTTGAGTCTAAACAAATCATTTCCTTCTGTCACATTCCCCTTCAATACAAATTTTTGAATAGATAACATTTTTTTGGTCCCATCGATATCATGTACGCTATATTTTGAATTTCCCAAATCAAGCGCATCAATAACATTACATATATTAACTAAATATACATCTAATACCTCTAATCTATCTTTACTTATTGCTTTAATTGGCAAATACTGAATTCTATTATTTTTCATGCTTTCAATAACACTTTTAAATTTGTCTGTAACAATAAACCACACAAGATTATTTGAAACATAATCAGTGATTGTATTGCCCTTATCATTATCGTAAATCACTTCAATACCAACATTCCAATCATTAAAAACAATTCCTTTTTCAGCTTCATACCTATCAAAAGTAAGTGTTTTTTCGTCAATCTCTAAAAATATTGCATTATTATCATGTTCATAGTCATAAAGCAACTTGTAATATTTCATGGTAACCTCCTTTTTATTGCCAGAAACCTTTTGTAAGCATGTCTGGATTGTTTAATACTTCATTTTTTACATTTTCAAATAATTTTAAGAATGTGCTTGTATCACCCTTTGCAATTGAGTCAATACGCCTAATTTCGTTGAGCATATAATCATGATATGCATGAGGGTGTCTTCCTTGATGTTGCATTGCTGCTTTATTCCAACTCCCATCAAGATCTAATTTATATTTCTTTGTAATTTGTTCAATCTGAGCAGTGTACTTACTACTTTTATTAGTAAGGAAGTGGTGAGTCTGTGTCGGTTTAACAGTCTTACTCGTTCCCTCACTACAAGCACTACATATATTATATTATTCAGGCTTTAATATCTCAATCAAAAAAGCAAATTACTTCCAAGGCTCAAAGCCTTTGTTTTAAAAATCAGTTCTTTCCGTCAATCTTCTCAAAAGGTCTGTACTCCGTCTTGGTCTTCATCATGCCATAGATTATCCTAACAAGCCTTCTTGCCACGCACACAAGCCCCTGTGGTTTATTCTTGCCGTCTTTAACCTTCTGTTCAAAGTACTCTCTGAATACCGGGTGTCTTGGCTTTCCTGATGCTGATATAGCCACCATCTGAATTGCAAGGAAGTGAAATATCGCATTCAGTGCCCTATTTCCATTCCTGCACCTTTGGTCTTTGCCCTTTCCTGCAGAGCTGAACTGCACAGGAGCTAAGCCCATAAAGCGAGCCAATTTGTCAGAGTCGGGGAAACGGTTAATATCTCCGATTTCAGATATCAACTGAGCTTCAGTTACAAGGTCAATACCCGGCATTGTATGTAGTTTATAACCTGTTAAAGGCAGTAATTTGCGCAGTTCATCGTCTATTTCGGTAATCAGTTCCTTGTTGTGCCTGATTTCTTTGACAATGTTTCTGACAATAAAGTCCCTTTCCGCCTGATAGTCCTTCCTTGTGTCGCCGTCCTTTTCAATCATGGCTAAGATTTCATGTATTCTCTGCATTTTCAATGCCTGGTGGACTGGCTTTATGGTTTCATATATCTTCTCTGGAGTAGTTGAATTCACATGTTCAGGCGAAGGATAGTTCTCCCAGAAACACATTGCGCTCTTGGCGTCAATTAGGGCAAAGAACTTTCTGTATGACGGATAGCTGTAAGAAAGCTGGCTATGCAGCTGATTCTTGTTCATGACATTGCTCTTTACAATCAAGTCACGTCTTTTCACTATCTGCCGAATTGTCCAGAATATATCCTCATGCGTTGCATCCTGCAGAGTATCCACCATATCCCGTAGTACCCTGGCCACACAATAGGCATCATAGGAGTCGTCCTTATAAATGATAGGGTTTGCAAGCCTTACAGCACAGGTGTAGGCAGGGTTTACATGTTTGACTTCAAACCTCCTGCCAACCAGATAAGCAGCAAGGTTTCTGCCAAAGCCTCTGGTATCCTCAAGACCAAACACAAATTCCTTTGTCCCGCAAATCTTCCTCACATCCTCAACGAATGCAGGAAATCTGGAGGGTCTGTTCTCAAAGTTGACCTCTCCGAGTTTATTCATCCAGCAGTCAATTACAACAGCACAATGCGTGTCTTTGTGCATGTCGATTCCAATAAAGCAGGTATTTCTTTTATGATAAATATTTATCCTCTCCTTTTTCACTGTCTCCACTACTCATACCGGCAACCTCAATTTAAGAGCGTTAGTCTCTCGACCTCGCAAGGGAACGCCAACCTATCTATTCATAATGTGACAAATTACGTGATTTCAGGCATCACGAGCCTTGGTTCATTTGCTTTCAAAGTTCGTTTACTGCTTCGCTTGGACATAAATTTTTTAATGTTTCTAACCGATATAACTGTGTTAATAACTGCTGCAGCCCTTACAAATCCCTCTTTACTTGCCCCTACTGTTTCTATAAAGCTTACGGCTGTGACCTATGCTTTTACGTTTCATGGAGCAGTACAGAAGTCTTTTTACTGGCTGCTAAACCTTTTTCCAGCCTTTTGCTTCTAATACTTCCTGTGTGTAATCCTCTGGTCTGTAATTCTCCAAGGTTTTTCTGCACTTTATGTTTTCGTACAGAATACAATCCCCTTTGAGAACCAGCTTCTTAATCCAGCCACTGGACAACGATTTTTCCCATACTTCATTCTGAATACTGGTAAAATACAACTCCAGGGCTCTTTCAATAATTGCGTTCGCACCCTCCAAGCCTTCCTGCTTGGCAAGTGCCTTGGCTTTGTTCAATATTGCTTCCTCTATGGTTGTGGTAATCTTTGTTCTCACACTATCACCCCTTCCTACGGTTAAAGCCTTGAAAGCCTTTATTCCGTA